AATATGATAATGGCTGTAGAATGGTAGGACAAACAACTACAGGAAAAGCAGGTATCGGTTTTACGATTCACTTATTATTCCTTGATGAGTTTGCTCACATTCATCACTCATTCTTAGATTCATTCTTTGAAAACGTTTATCCAACGTTATCATCATCACAGATATCCAGGATTATTATTACTAGTACTCCCAATGGGTATAATAAATTTTATGAACTTTATAAAGCTGCAACTGAAAAACAAAATGAATTCGCTCCATTTAAAGTTGACTGGTGGCAAGTACCAGGAAGAGATGAAAAATGGAAAGCAAGAGAGGTTAGAAATCTTGGTAGTGAAGAAGCATTTAATAGACAGTATGGTAATCAATTTATGGCTTCCAGTAATTTATTATTACAAGGTAGTACAATTAAAAGATTACAGCAGTCTAAAGTTAAATATGTACATAGAGAACTTGAAGCATTTGAACATATTCAGATTGATGTTAGTAGACATTTAGCATGGCATCCGAAATTCCAAATGTCTGACTGTAGAGATAATGAAAAATATTATGTATTCTCTGTAGATATTGCAGATGGTTCAGGTGGTGACTTTTCAGTTATTAATATATTCCAATTACAATTAGTAAATAAGAAATACTGGAAATATTTTATATCACCTAGTGCAATGAAAGAGTTCTTTGGATTAAAACAGATAGCAAGATTCTCGAGTAATGAACATTCAATTGAAGATTTCTCTAAGATATTGTATACATTAGCAGTAGAAGTATTCCATCCTGAAAATACTAAACTAGTAATAGAATGGAATTACAATGGTGGATTAGTAATGAAAACTTTATTAACTTTATTCCCTCAAAGAAATAATTTCGATGAAGAAATGGTTTGTAGATTTAAACACAGACATGATGCTAAGAAAGCTGATTTCGGTTTAAAAGTTAAAAAGGATAATAAAATTGTATTTTGCCAGAATTTTAAGAAAGCTATTGAATTAAGAAGAATTGAAATTGATGATGAAGAAACAATAAGAGAATATGAAACATTTGGTAAATTACCTACAGGCGGTTACGGAGGACAGATGGGACATGATGATATAGCAATGACTGGTGTGAATGTAACAGAATTTTTTACTACACCTGATTTCTCAGATTTCGTTGAAGAAATGTTAGACCTTATTCCAGATTCAGTGCACGCTGAATTAGAAGAAATTTTAAATAGAGATTCTAGTGGAGATGGTAACTTAGATTATGATATTTACGACCTTGTCAGTTAATATTGCGGTTACTAACAATACATAAGATTGATATATAACTAAAATATAGCAAAATAATATTAACCAAAATGGCATTAAGTTCTGAATTAGCACAACTTAAATCTAGCGGTATTTACCGTTTAGAATTTGATAAGTCACAGACTGCAAACGTCCCTGCTGAACAAATACGTCTAGTAGTAGGGTACTCTAAAAAGGGCCCTTTCAACACGCCTATATTTGTACCAGATACTGGTTTCTTTGAACAAGTATTCGGTCCAATCGATAGAGGTTTAGAAAGAAAAGCTTCTTACTTCCACAGAACAGCTCAAGCTGCATTGGAAAGAGGACCAATCATTGCTCTTAATTTATTAAGACTTAACAATGATACAACGTCTGCAAATGTTGACAAAGTAGAATATCAAGTATTTTCTACAAATGTTTCTCAGGCTAACCCTGTAGAAAAAGAAGCATTATACTCTGGATTCTATAATAAAGATAGATTCTGGTTCCCTGAGGATAAAGCATTCTTAAACAACATTGGTTTAAACAAAGGATTAATCCAATTTACAAACTTAAAACAAAGTCCAATTACTATTTTAGCGCGTCATATCCAAGACACTAGAGGTTTTGATGTAACAGCAAAAGAATGGTATGGCTCAGGTAATGTTCCTGAATTCATGAATGAAAATGATTATATCAGTGATTACATGATTGAAGTAACAATTATCGATGGTGATTTCACTGATTACCAAAAACTTGCTATTGACCCTACTTTCGGTAGATTCTTTGATGCAACAAAAGGTATTATCAAATCACAATTAAATAACTTCTTAAACGCTAAAGAAGTATCAGTTATTGCAAGATACACTGGTACATTAATTCCTGACTTCGTTGACTTAAATGGTAATAATTTATTCTTACAAGATTTAGTTAATTTAGATACAGCAATTACTGGAGTATTCTGTGCTATTGATAAGAGAACTTTCGATGATGAATATTTAAGCGGTACTGAAGCTGGTATTGATATTATCGGTCATAACGTAGAATATAAAACTAATAACGACCCTACATTTAATAAGATTAATTTCTTATCATATGACAGAGTTATTGTTGATGATTTAGGATATGCTAAAACTGAAACTCCTGAGATTGATATCTTAGTTAATAGCAATGAAGATATTTCATTTTATTTAACTAATAACCCAGGTGGTATTAGTCAAGTTCCTCCTGTTGTATCTTCAGGTGATATCGTATCTGCAGGTTCTGGTGTAGTTAACTATATTATTAAAATTGGCGTTAACACACATAGTCAATTCTTAAGTTCATTAGATGGTAAATTATCAACTAACGTACCAGGTGGTACAGGAAGACAAGTTGGTTCTTACGTATTAATGACTGATGGTGTTAACTTTAAATGGGCTGCAGTTGTTTCTTTAGCTGAAGTATCTGGATATGTAAATATCGGATTATCAATCGAAGAAGTTAACTATGAAGTATACATTGATGGTAGTGATAACATGTACTTTATTTCTAAACCAGATTGGTTAGATTATAATGGTACTACTAATAAGTTTACATCATCAATTAATAATGATTTATACAATGATAACTTCGATGGTATCGTTACAACAGGTGATAAATTATGGGATTCTACTGAAACAGCACCTTACTTTGCTAAATTTAGTTTATTCAACTATGGTACAGTATCTGGTGAAGGTTTCATTACTGATAACGTTTCAGCTGTAGGTAATGGTACTCCTATTATGTCTCCTACATATTATGGTATTCCTACTGTATTAGTAGAAGGTTATGAAGAAGAAACATTATTAACTTTAGCTCCATTACCTGATGCAGTATCTGGTAATTATTTAGATTCTGCTGAAGCTGCTACAACAACTAATGTATTATTAGTTCAATCATTAGCAGGTAAGTTAAATAAAACTCTTTCAATTAATACTACAGCTAATTTACCAGCTAACGAAGTATTAGTATCATTTAATGATTATAAGAGTTCAGTATCAGTTGGAGATTATTTAGTAGCAGATACTATTGGTCCTAACGGTGAATCAAGATTAACTAAAATTTACAAAATTGTAAATGAAGGTAGTTATATGCATATCTACACAGTAGAAGCTATTAAGAAGACTACTTTACCATCTACTGATGTAACAGTTGAGAGATACCGTAAGATTGAATCAATTATCGAGCACTATAAATTATTCTCATTAAAAGGTTTTGAATTAGACCAATTATATCATATGCCTAATGGTACACAAGACAGAATAGATGACATCTATGCTGCTACATTAGGACCAGATACAAATCTATTCAAAGCATTGATTGATAAAGATATAATTACTTTTAGATATGTTATCGATTCATTTGGTTTAGGTATTCAACCTGAATCTAAGCATCAGTTAACTTATCTTTCTAAGAAACGTCAGAATTCATTCAGTATCTTAAATGCTCCTTCAATGGAAGACTTTAAGTCATCTACTGACCCTAAATTCACTGACATTACTGGTTCATTAAGTGCTAGATTTATTTCTGAAGGTGGTGATTTAACTCAAAACCCTCAGTTTGTATATACATTACCAACTATTGAAAATGGTGCTAACTACGGTGCATTCTACGCTCCTTATTTAGTAATTAGAGATAGAGGTAAGAATATTCAAGTACCACCTGCTGGTTATGTTTCTAATAACTATATTGATAAGTATTCAACTGCATTACCTTGGTCAATCGTTGCAGGTCCACGTAGAGGTGTTATCAGCGGTAAAGGTGTTGTAGGTTTAGAAGTAAACTTCAATAAAGATGATAGAGATTACTTAGAACCATTTGGTATTAACCCAATTATCTTCCAAAGAGGTGTTGGTTTAATGATTTCAGGTAATAAAACAGCACAGCAGAATATTAAATCTGCATTATCAAGTGCACACGTTAGAGAGGTATTAATTTATATCCAAGACGGTATAGCAGAAATTCTTAAGTTATACGAATGGGAATTTAATACAGTTCAAACAAGATTAGAAATTAAAACGTTAGCAGATAAGTTCTTAGCAACTGTACAAGCTGATAACGGTTTATACGATTTCAAGAACGTTATGGACCAATCTAACAATACATCTGAAATCATCGATGCAAATATAGGTGTATTAGATACATTTGTTGAACCTGTTAAAGGTTTAGAGATTTTAGTTCACAGAACAACAATCTTAAAAACAGGTGCTATCTCTACAGGTCAATTTAGATAATAAATATAGGATTGCTGGTTAACGCTGGCAATCCTATTATTTTAATCCGAATACCACAAATATATAATATAAGAAAATAAAACAAAGAAACAAATGGCAGGGTTACCACATTTCGATAATTCTCAAGCGTCAAGAAGACTTTATGAACCAGTTCATAAGAACTTATTTGAGGTTACATTTTTACCACCTAATGGAGTAGCAGGTGCTGATATGTTATTAGAACATGTTATAAGCATAGGCGGTATTGATGCTATCAACCCTTCAATTGATGCGGTAGGTCAAAAATATAAGTTTGCTGACAGAAGCTTTTCAGGTATGCCAGGTCAAACTTTCGTTGATTTGACAGTTACATTCTCGTTAAACTTGAATGATGCAAATCAAATGTATATCTATAAAACACTAAGAGATTGGTACAAGAAAATGTACGACCCAGCTACAGGTGCAATGGGTATTAAGAAAGACTACGTTGGTACTATGATTTTAGTTGAATATAACAGAAAAGGTGATATCTATAGAAAGATTACATTTAAAGATGTATTCCCTACTGGTACAATCGCTGGTGCTGGTGACTTCGATTATACATCAAGTGAGCCAGTTCAATTAGCAATGACATTTAGATGCGATCATTGGGACGAGGAAGATACCTAGGATTTACTGAATTTAAAAAGATATATAAACCGTATAGTACAATTTATACGGTTTTTTATGAAAAAGGATTATAAAATTTATGCATTAATAGACCCACGTAATAATGATATTAAATACATTGGATTAACTAAAAGAAGTTTAGAAACAAGATTATTAGAACACATATCTTCATCTAAGAATACTAAAAAAGAAAGTTCGACATATAAAAAGAGATGGGTACAATCATTACTCAAACTTAAATTAAAACCTTCTATTATATTAATTGAAGATAGATTAACTGTTGATGAAGCTAAAAAAAGAGAAGTTTATTATATTTCATTTTATAAATTAGAATATAAATTAACTAATTTAACTGAAGGTGGTGATGGGACTGTTGGCTATAAAATGTCTAAGAAATCTAGAAAAAAATTAGGTGAAAAACTTAAAATTATATTAACTGGTCGATCTCTTTCTGAAGAACATAAGAAGAATATAGGCATAGCTTCTCAAAGACCATGTACAGAATCAACTAAGAAAAAACTTAGAAAAAAAGCCAAGAAGCAATGGTCTAATCCAGAACTTTTAAATAAGATGAGAGGGCGTACGGGTATTAATAATCCAAATTATGGCGGCAGTAAAGGGGCTGTTTGTCAATTAAATTATGAAGGTATAGTGTTGAATGAATATGATTGTATAGGATCAGCTTCTACTGCTTTAGATATAAATCAAAAATCATTAAGAGGTTTTATAAATAGAGGGACTAGAGTAGGTGAATTTATTTATAAATTTAAGAATGATATATAAACAAATATAATTGATTATGAAATACATTAAAACTTTTGAATAATTTATAAATGAAATGATTGTATCACCTTTTCGTTTTGGTTCAAGTAATTATAGATATCCATTAGATTTTAAAGATTTTACAATAGGTGATAAAGTTAGATACATCGAGAGAGAATGGGACGTAACTGATGTTACTAATAAATCTATAACAATAAAAGCTATAAAATGGGATAATAGAATCTACACATTGAAAAAAACTATAGGAATATATCCAATATCTATTCAAAAATTCGGTGGAGGAGATAGAAAATATTAACTAGTTAACCTTACTTTTCAGTAAGGTTTTTTTATGTTTACTGTGATATATAATATGATACTATATTATTATAATACTACACATAAAAAATATGAAATCAAATGGCATCCAAAGAAATTTTGAAAGAGAAGATACAGGTTCTCTTGTCAGAGGACGACCTTGGCGAATTAAGCAGTATAATAATGCGAAAGGCCTTGGAAATGAAGAAGCGTCCTGAACCAATATCATTATACGTAAGAGATTTAATTAAAACTCATATATTGGAAAATCAAACACAACAAAAATCATTTGTTAAAGATAAAATTAAAAAATTAAAATCTGAATAACATGACACCTAACAACGAAGAAAATAAAAGACCTTCAGAAGAAGATATGAGAAAATCTCTTGAAGGAAAAGATGATATTAATAAGATTAATGACCCTTATTTAGAAAGTGCTCAAAAAATGAAAGAGTTAACTGGTAAAGAAGGTTTAGGTAATGTTCGTTTTGGTAAAGACGATGAAACTGGAAATTCCGATATGATTTTAGGTTGGCATAACTTAGAAGTATCTGATTTCCCTTCAGGTGGTATTTTCTATCCTGCTGGAACTAAAATTAATATCAGAGCTGCTAGAGCCGCTGAGATTAAACATTGGTCAACATTAAATGATAGAGACTTATTTGATATTGAAGATAAGTTAAATCATATTATGAAAGAATGTACTAAAGTACAAGCTCCTGGTAAAATGATGATGTGGAAAGATATCTTAGAAGAAGATAGAATCTATGTAATTTTAGCTATTAGAGATTTAACTTTCAAGCAAGGTGAAAATAAACTACAAATCACAAAAGCTTGTGATGAATGTGGTTGCCAAAATACATTAGAAATTAATAATAAAAATTGGCAATATAATAAATTACCTGAAGATATTTACAAATATTACGATGAAAGTACAAACTCACTAATGATTCAAACTAAATCATATGGTGTAATTAAAATGAGACCACCATCAATTGGTATCATGGCTACAATATCTGCATATGTTCAAGATAAAAGGTCTAAAGGAGAAAAATGGGACCAATCATATATTCAGATATTACCATACTTAAGAGATGAGTGGAGAGGATTTAAAGATAAAGATATTTTTGAAGGTCAAGTTGATTATCAAGGATGGGATGACAAAAAATACACGCTGTACTACAGATTAGCTGAAAAAATAAAAGTAGGCGTTAAGCCTGACTTAGCAGTTGCCTGCAAGGACTGCGGTGCCGAGGTCACCGCCCAAGTTGACTTTCAGTCAGCAGGAGGACTCAAAAAAATCTTTGTTCCGGATATTTCAGATATCGCTGGAGAATTACTTTAAGATTAAGTTTTACCTTTATAAGCATCTTAGGATTCAGCCCTCAGAAATTGAGGGCTTACCTTATTATGAATTAGAATATACTATTGAAAATTTGGCTGAAGACCTTAAAAAGAAACAGAAGGCACATGAGGATGAACAGAAACAATATTCATCCCAGACACCAAGTATGAAAAATAATCCATATTCTAACATCGGTAAGTCAATAAATATACCAAAGATGCCTAATATGGGAAGTATGGGGAAATACAGATAACCGTACATTAAAGCTTATATAATATAAATGGTTAATTAAATGGGGAATTACAGCTTTCTTAAAAATCCTTTCGAAAGATTATCTGCAGAAAATCAGGATGAAATGATTAAGTCCATGGATTCTGTTGCAGAATCTTTATTAGAGAAGGGGCCTATTTATACTAAACTAGATTCAATCGATAAAAAAATAGAAACTATGACAACAGTTCTTGGAGATATCTCCAAGAAACTGGATGTCAAGGGTAAAGTTAAGGCTGATGCTAAAGAAATGAAGCAAATGTCTGAAACTGCTAAAGCTATGGGCCAAGGAATGAAATGGTTCGTTGAAGCTTTAGAAGGGTTTGCTCATATTAAAGATGATGCAGTCGATAAATTTGTAGTAGCCGTTACTAAAATCGGTGAAGCTTTTCAAAAAATTGATGCAGTTACAAATATAATATCTAAAGCAGGTGGTGTTTTATTAGATATGGCTAAAGGATTATTATTATTCGGTTTAGCTTTATTATTTGCCGCTCCTATTTATTTGTTTGCATTACCAGGTGCTATATTAATTACAGCAGTAATTTACGGATTCTTATATTTCTTTAGTAAAGCATTAGGTGATAAAGAGAATGCTGATAAGATACATCAAGGTGCTGAATCATTAGCAATGATGGGTGTCGCTGTTATCTTGTTTGGTATAGCTATGTTATTAGTTGGTGTAGGTGTCTATAGTAAATTAATAGGAATAACTACAGTAGTTATATTTGGAGTTTTATTAGCATTTATTACATTATTTGCTTTCTTCTTAGGTAAAGTATTAAAAGATAATCTTAAAGAAGGTGTCGAAGCTTTATCAATGATGGGTATTTCAGTTATATTATTTGGTATAGCAATCTTCTTAGTAAGTAAAATTTATGAATACTTAGACCCATTAAATGCAGCAGGCGCATTAGGTATGATTCTATTAACGATGGCTGCAATTGCTGGTATATTCTTCTTATTATCCTTTGCAGATAAAAATATTAGAGAAGGTGCTGAAGCTATGTTTATCATGGCTGGTACAATTATATTATTAGGTTTATCATTATGGGCCTTTGGTAAGTTAATGTCAATGATTGAAAATCCATGGGAAACTATGGCAATGGCTGGCGTAGCATTATTAGGTTTAGCTTTAGTAATGATAGTTCTTGGTAAAGCACAAGGTGATTTAGTTAAAGGTGCTTTAGGTATGTTAATATCTACATTAACCATTTTAGCTTTAGGATTTGTTTTATGGACATGGCAAAAATGGGGTATTGAATGGGAAACATTAGCAATAGCAGGCGCTGCAATAGCTG